AGACGTGAAGCACCCAGCAGTGTGTTTGGAGTCAGCACTCCAGGACCTTTGGACAAACGTGGCAATGCTCGAGGCAAAGGTGGTAGATACTATTCAAGACTGGGTGGCAGCAGCATTGTGATGGATGATGGTGATGATAAATTTTTACGCAAAACATCAGCAGCCACAGGACCTTCAGAATATGTGAATAAAACCACAGACATAGTCACTCCAGCAGATGAAACCATACCTCACAATGAATTGGTGCGCATAAGAACACGCACAGGACATCAAATATTGCTGCACAATTCAGAAGACTTGATCTACATTGGCAATGCAGCAGGTACCACTTGGATAGAGATGACTGCCAACGGCAAACTGGACATATTTTCGCAGGACAGCGTGAGTATTCACACTCAAACAGATTTTAATTTCAAAGCAGACAGAGATGTCAACATCGAAGCAGGTCGCAGTATCAACATGAAAGCCATGAGCAGCATCACTGAAGAAACATTGGGCAGTCATAGAATCACAGTGGGCAGCAATCAAACCATCACAGTGGCTGCCAATCAAACCATATCTGTGGGCAGCACCAATCACTATGCAGATGGCAATATCAATCTGGACACAGGTGGAGTAATTAACCTCAACAACAACAAAGCAGTGAAAACAGAGCCAACTCCACTCAGTACACACACCAATCCTGGTGAAAGCAGTGGCAACATAATGAAACGTGTGCCTCAGCATGAACCATGGCCACAGCACGAAAATTTGAACCCTGACAATGTGAAAACATCACGCACTGATCGTACCACCATTGAGCAGATACCCAACTCAACCTTGTCAGGCATACCTGACACATTTAAAAAATAAATATTTTTATGGCATTTTTTACTATTCCAGCATCAATCACCAGCAGCATAGAAGCAGCCACTACAGCAGCCACAGATTTGGTCAACGTGGGTGGTCAAGCCTGCGACCTATGCGGCACATTGGGAGCCACAGTGGGTGGAGATGCTATTGCATTGGCTAAAGAAGCGGAAAAGAAAATTCAAGAAACTATTCCTAAAATAGCAGGCAATGTGGGAGCTCTAAAGGGAGCATTGAATGATTTGAGTCCTCTTTTAGATCAGGCTGAAAAAGCATTCGATGAATATTTTGCTGGAGGTGGATTTCAAGGCGTGCCTTCATTGCCTAGTTTAGAAAATCTTCCTGGAGGATTTCCTTCAGTGCCAGGTCTGCCTGGTGTGGACGGCAGTATTCCATCCTTGCCCAGCCTACCTCCTGCATTGGCCAGTCTTCAATCCAGCATCACAGGTGCCATGTCAAGTTTTGGAGCCACAGCAGCAGGCATTACTTCTTCCATCACAGCCAAGGTGGGAGATGTGGCAGCATCTGTGGAGGCGTTAATACCTCCGTTAAGTTTGGCAGTGCAAACATCCTCTGCTGGAGGATGCAAAGGAATTATGAATCAATTGAATTCGTTGGGCAGTGACCTTGTGCCTGCTTTTGATGCTATCAAAACTCAAGTGCTGACTCAGTCGATTCCCAGTTTAGAACCACAAGTGATGGGCTTGTTGGACGCTGCTAAAAATATGGCTGAATCTGCAGCCACTCAATTCACAGCCAATCAAGCAGCTATCGAATCAGCAGCAGATGCTATGAAAAACAATTTGACATCACAACTTGCAGGAATAGGAATATAAACAGATGGCCAGAGGCATTGCACGCATTGGAGACAGAACAGAAGGCACCTGCTCTCACCCCAGTCATTTGGCTCCACTGGACACTGGAGGCACCATCATCACAGGATCCAGCAAAGTGGCGTGTGATGGCAACAGACTGGCAGCCACACTGGGTGATGAAATAGAAACTGATTGCGGACACACAGCCTACATAATCACTGCCACAGCCAAGGTATTCATAGGACACAAAGCACAGATGGTGGCCAGACTGGGTGATCTGATAGATGATGGTGCACCCTACTCAGCAAAAATAATTACAGCTTCCAACAAGACCTTTCCACAGGGTTAATAAATATCTATATGAGCAACCAAGAAAAAAAATTATACAAAGACATAGTGATTAAATCTAAAAAAGCATTCACTCAAGCATCTGGACCCAGAGCTTACAGAGGCATCAGCACAGTGGATCCCAATGCCAACAGCTTCAATCTGTATGATATTGCACTGATAAGACAGGATCTGCTCAATCATTTTCACATACGTCAGGGTGAAAAATTAGAAAATCCTGAATTTGGCACCATTATTTGGGACAGTTTGTTTGAACCACTCACAGAAAGCATGAAACAACAGATCATTGACAATGTCACAGCAATTGTGAATTATGACCCTAGAGTGCAGGTGGAAGGAGTCACTGTGGACACTTATGAAAGCGGCATACAAATACAATGCGATCTCACCTATCTCACCTATAATATTTCCGAAAGTTTGCGTCTAAAATTTGATGAAAAGCTGGGGTTAATCAGTTAGAATTAACAGAGCATTTAATCAAACCTAATAAATAACTTCATATAACGGAGATATATGTCATCCACAGATAGATTGAATAGATTATTGCTGGCAGAAGACTGGAGAAAGGTCTATCAGAGCTTTAGAAACGCTGACTTTACCAGCTATGATTTTGATAATCTACGCAGATCCATGATCAACTATCTGCGTCAGAACTATCCAGAAGATTTCAACGATTATTTGGAAAGCAGTGAGTATCTGGCCTTGATTGATTTGATTGCTTTCTTGGGACAAAACATTGCTTTTAGAATTGATTTGAATGCCAGAGAGAATTTTATTGAGCTGGCCGAGCGCAGAGAATCTGTGCTGAGACTGGCTAGATTGTTGAGCTACAATGCCAAACGCAATCAATGCGCCAACGGTCTTTTAAAAATACAATCAATTTCCACCACAGAAGGAATCATCGACAGCAACAATGTGAATCTCAGCAATCAAACCATCATATGGAACGACTCCAGCAATGCAGATTGGTACGAACAATTTGTTAAAGTAATGAATGCTGCACTGCCAGTCAACACCAAAATAGGTCGTCCCAATAAAAAAGACACAGTGGATGGAATTCCAGTGGAGCAGTATCAACTCAATTCTAATTTGCAAGAAATACCAGTGTTCACTTTTTCCAAAAACATCGACGGTAGAAACACACAATTTGAAGTGGTATCCATAGATGTCAATGCAGGCTCTGTTGAAGAATTAGCACCATTGCCCACAAACAGATTATCATGCCTATACAAAGATGATGGCAAAGGATATGCCAGCAGCAATACAGGTTTCTTTTTTCATTTTAGACAGGGTGTATTACAACAAGGCAATTTTACAGTGCCATTGGCCACACCCAATCAAATAGTGTCCATTGACACTGACAACATTAATCAAACTGATGTGTGGTTATATTCTCTCAACAATAATCAAGTGGAGCAAGAATTATGGACCAAAGTGAGTGCCACTGAAGGCAACAATGTGATCTACAACAGCACTGCCAAGTCAATCAGAAATATCTACAGTGTGATCACCAGAACCGAAGACAGAATAAATCTACAGTTTGCTGATGGCACATTCGGCAATTTACCCAAAGGTGCATTTAGAATATATTACAGAGTGAGCGATAATAGACAGTTCAAAATTGTACCAGCTGACATGACCAACATAGAAATTCAAGTGCCTTATGTGAGTGCTTCAGGCAAAAATGAAATACTCACAATTGCCATGTCATTGCAATACACCATTGACAATGCCAGCAATTCAGAAACATCAGCGTCCATAAGATCCAATGCACCAGCCACATATTACACACAAAACAGAATGATCACAGGCGAAGATTATAATGTTGCTCCATTGTCTGCCAATCAAGAAATAATCAAGGTGAAATCAATCAACAGAACCAGCAGTGGAATTTCAAGATATTTTGACCTGTTAGATGCCACCAGCAAATACAGCAGCACTAACATATACGGCAATGATGGAATACTCTACAAAGAACGAGCGGACAACGGTATCACTTTCAATTATGTCAGTAGAACAGACATAGAAGGGGTGATCAATAATGTGATTGAACCTCTCATATCTGAAAAAAAACTTTTTAATTTTTATCAAGATAATTTTCCTTTGATACTAACCACAGATGTGGCCTACTATTGGTATCAAAGCAGTGCCAGCAGCAACATTTCCACAGGATGTTTGCAGGATGTGGACAATAATAAAATAGAAGTGGGCAGTTTTACACAAAGTGTATTAAAATATTTGGAAACACAGTCACAGTGTAAATTTGTAGCACCTTCTGGATTTTGCTTCAACAGCAAAGGTGAGTTGAAATCAGGCACACCTAATGCATTGGGAGACAGCACAACAAGATGGGCCACAGTGATCAGAGTGATCGATAATGGCACAGTGGTTCAACCAGACACCACAGGACCTATCATATTGAGTGAGATTATCCCCACAGGCGCTATTCTCACACAGATTATAGCAAAATTTTCAAAAGTTTTATCCAACGACATCAAATTGCAAATGTTGGACAAAATATTCTCCAACAGCGTGTTTGGTTTGAGATACAACACTGCTGTGAGAGATTGGGCAGTGATTGATGAAACAAATTTAAATATATTTGGAAATTTCAGCACAGGTAAAACTGGTGACAACTCTAATCAACAGCAAGACGCCAGTTGGTTAATATTGTTCACCACAGACACAGAACTGTACACAGTAACTTACAGAGGTTTAAGATATGTGTTTGAAAGCGATCAAGAAATTCGTTTTTTCTATGACAACAACAATAAAGACTATGTGGCCAACAGCGGTAAGGTAATCAAAGATAAAATTTCTGTGCTATCTATTAACACAGCTCCAGGCATTCTTACCCCCATGCAAAACAATGTTGATTGGCAAATTTTACAAGAATATAGAGATACGCAAGGTTATGTGGACAGTAAAAAAATTGAAGTTGCTCAATTTGATTCCAACGATGACGGATTAATGGATAATCCCGATGCTTTCAAAGATTTAGTGTTGTCCAATAATTATATATTTCAGAAAAAAATAACCACATCAGGAGTTGACGACTTTAATTATGTGTCAGCTGATTTGGAAAACATCACAGTAATAACCAATGACAATCAAATAGGTGCTTTCAGTGCATATGATGTTGACACAGTGTTTTATAATTCAGTGACTGGAGTATTTAAAAAGTTATTCATTAGCAACCAAACTCTTGAAGTCACAGGAGATTACAAAGCTCATTTGGGCAGAGCAAGCCTTAAATTTCAATATCTACACAGTGCAGACAGTTCCAGCAGGATAGATCCCAGTGTAACCAATATCATTGATGTTTTTTTACTAACAAGATCATATGATGCTAATTTTAGATCATGGTTGGACGGCACTGTGGAAAATCAACCCTTGCCTTTAAGTTCAGATTCTATGTACAAAAACTTTGGTCAACAAATTAATCTTATTAAATCCATCAGTGATGAGGTGATATATCATCCAGTGAGATATAAAGTTTTATTTGGTGACAAATCTGAATCTAAATTCCAAGCCACATTCAAAGTGGTTAAAAATATTAATGAAGTCACAAATAATGACGACATCAAGGTGCGTGTGATTCAAGCCATCAATCAATATTTCAATTTAGAAAATTGGGATTTTGGTGATACTTTTTATTTTTCAGAACTGAGCACCTATGTGATGACTCAACTGGCTCCGGACATTGTGACTTTTGTAATAGTGCCAGATCAAACAGTGCAAACATTTGGCAGCTTGTATGAAATTAAATCTGAAAGTGATGAAATTTTTATCAGTGGAGCAACTGTACAGGACGTTGAAATAATTGATGCTTTGACCGCTTCCAAATTGAGAGCTAGTGGTTCGGTGGTCACTGCTACCAACACAATCAACACAGGTATCACCAGTGGCATTAGCAGTTCTTCCGGTGGCAGTTCTTCCAGCGGGAGTTATTAATGGCTTACGATAACAATCAAGAAGAATCTACTCTACCAACAGCATCAGAAAATTCCAGCAAACGAAAATCCAGCAATTTGTTGCCAAGATTTTTTAGAACTCCTACCAACAATAAATTTCTATACAGCACACTGGATCAACTGTTGAATCCAGGCACAGTGGAAAAAATCAGTGCTTTCTATGGCAGAAAAACAGCCAAAGCATTTGTGCCCAATGACAGTTATGTGCAGGAAGTCAATGATGATCGACAAAATTATCAATTAGAACCAGTAGTGGTTCGCAGAGACAATCTCAACAACGTGACATTCTACAAAGACTATGTGGACTACATCAATCAAATCAAAAGTTTGGGTGGTGTTGTGGACAACCACAGCGTGTTAAATGCACAGGAGTACTACAGTTGGAATCCCAACATTGACTGGGACAAATTTGTAAATTTTAGAGAGTACTATTGGCTGACCTATGGTCCCGATCCCATCACCATCACAGGATTGCAGCAGCAGGTACAGAGCACCTACACAGTCACGCTGAGTGATAATCAGGACAATGTGGCCTATCTTTTAACACCAGATGGTCAAACAGTTAATGCCACCATCACATTGTACAGAGGCATAACTTATCGTTTTGATATCAACACTCCAGGCTTGCCATTCACTATTAAAACTGCAAGAACTTTGGATGAAGATTTTTTATTTGCTGAATCTCCCAACGGTGTAAGTGATCAAAACATAGAGCAGGGAGTGATAACTTTTGTGGTGGATGCAAACACACCCGACACTTTATATTATGTGGCTGCTAATGATATCAATGCTTATGGATTGATAAAAGTGGCCAACATTGAAGAAAACAGTGAAATAGATGTGGAAAAAGAGATCATAGGCAAGAAAAATTTCACTCTAAACAATGGTATTGCACTTTCCAACGGTATGAAAGTAAATTTCAAAGGCAATGTTACTCCTGTAAAATATGCACAGCATGATTGGTATGTGGAAGGAGTTGGTACGGCTATTGAGTTGGTCAATGAGCAAGATCTAGCAGTGCCCAACGACATTGCAGATGAAAATTTAGAAACATTTGATGATGCAGAAGGATTTGACAGAGCCACTTATGATATTGACGACACTGCTGCTGATGTGAAAGATTACATTGTTATTAAAAAAAATTCTTTGGATAAAAATCCATGGAGTAGAGCCAACAAATGGACACACAAATCAGTGCTTCAAGCGGTGGCCAACTACAATGGAGTATCATTGGATGTGGATGAAACATTAAGAGCCAAACGACCCATCATAGAGTTTGATGCTGGTTTAAAATTGTATCAGTTTGGTACATTTGCCAAACAGAGTGTGGATGTGGTGGATACATTCACCACTGATGTGTTTTCCGACATAGAAGGAGCCACAGGCTACAATGTGGATGGCGTGGACCTAGTGGACGGCATGAGAATACTGGTGACTGCAGACACAGATGTACTGGTCAAAAACAGAATATTTCAAGTTAACATTATAAACTTTGGCGGAGACGGTGATCCCACCAATAAACAAATTGCATTGACTGAACCCGCTGATTGTCAACCTTTGGAAAATGAAGTGGTATTAATCCTTAATGGTGAAGTCAATCAAAGTAAAATGTTTTATTTTGATGGACAATCTTGGAAAACAGCACAATCAAAAATTTCAAATAATCAAGCACCATTGTTTGATCTATGTGATAGTACAGGATCGAGTTTTAGTGACACACAAAAATATTTCAGTACAAATTTTTTAGGCAATAAAGTTTTTAGCTATAGAATTGGCACAGGTGTTAATGACTCAGAACTAGGTTTTCCGCTATCATATAGAAATGTCAATAATGTGGGTGACATAGTGTATGATTTTAATCTTTTAACGGATTCTTTCACCTATCAACAAGGTGACACACTGATACAAAAAAACACAGATGTGGGATATTTAAAAAAATACAGCTCAAGAACATCAAAAAAATACACACATGGTTGGATCAAAGCTGCAAGTAACAGCAGGCAGATAGTGATAAGACAATACTTTGGTCAAGAACAAAGCAACGATTTTGCCATTGATCAGTATGCACACAGTGGGTTGATTCAAAATTTAATTCTTAAAGTCTATGTGGATGGTCAATTATTACAATCCAGTCAATTTACCACTTTTACAAACAATAATGTGCTGTATGTTCGATTGGTAAAAAAATTGCAAGAAAATCAATCAATAGTTTTCAAAACACACTGCAATGAACCAAAAACTTCTTTGGGTCATTATGAGATACCAATCAATTTACAAAACAATCCTCTCAATTCTAATATTACCAGTTTCACTTTTGGTGAAGTGAACAACCACACAAACAGCATAGTTGAGAATCTAGATACTTTTGTAGGAATTAATCCAGGATCTAACAATCTAAGAGATCTGGGAGATGTAACAATGTATGGCACTCAATTTGTACAACACAGTGCGCCAATCAATTTAGCTCTGTATCATGTTGCAGAAAAACAAGCCAATGTGGTCAAAGCAATTGCCTACGCTGCTAAAGAATATGACAAATTTAAAAAATTATTTTTGCAAACTGCTGAAAATTCTGGCTTTGGCGGCACAGTGCGTGAACATGTTGATATCATAATGCAAAACATCAATGCTGATAAAAACGCTAATATGCCTTTTTATTTCAGTGATATGATTCCTTATGGAGCTGCAAAAAAATTATCTTACAAAGTGTACGATGACAGCAATATATATTTTGCTTTGAGTCAAATATTCAGCATGAACACACTGAGCACCAAAGCAGTGCAGGTATATTTGAATGGAGCACAATTGTTGCATGGTATAGATTATATTTTTAATAATGAAAATTTTTGTGTAATTTCAAAAGCATTAGTAGTTGATGATTTAGTTGAAATATTTGAATACGAAAGCACTATAGGTAATCATGTGCCACCTACACCAACCAAATTAGGTTTATATCCTAAATATCAACCAAAGATATATCAAGATGACACACTGATTGATCCAGTAGCTATGATCCAAGGACATGATGGCAGTTTAATGGTAGCTTTTGGCGACTATCGAGACAACTTGTTACTGGAATTAGAAAAAAGAATTTACAATAATATTAAAGTTGAATACAACAAAGATATTAGAAACATACATGATTTTATTCCAGGAGCATACAGAGATAAGGGATATAAAATTGAAAATATTAATCAATCAATTATAGATGATTTTATCCGATGGAATAGTTTAGCAGGCGCATCAGATTACACAAATAATTTTTTCTATGATAGTTTGAATGATTTTACCTATAATCACTCCCACATGCTGTCTCCCGAAGGAAAACCATTGCCAGGATTTTGGAGAGCCGTTTACAAACAAGCCTATGACACAGATAGACCTCACAGTCATCCTTGGGAGATGTTGGGCTTCAGCGAGCAGCCCACTTGGTGGAACCAAGTGTATGGTCCAGCACCCTACACCAGTGACAACTTGATTCTTTGGGAAGACCTTCAGGCTGGTGTGATCAGACAACCAGGCAAAAAATTAGTGTATGACAGTAGATACAAACGCACTGATCTATTAACACATCTACCTGTGGACGAAGATGGTAATTTACTCAGTCCCATGGAAAGTAATTACGCAAAAAATTTTATTTTAACTTTGTCCACTGAAAATTTTAAATTTGGAGATCATGCACCAGTAGAGACTGCTTGGAGACGCAGTTCCAACTATCCTTTTGCTGTGTTAAAAGCAATGATATTGAATAGACCTGCCTTCACTATGGGCGTAAATTTTGACGTATCAAGAATTTCTAAAAATATCACTGATGAAATAATAAACAATGTGACTGAAAAAAGAATTACTTTAAAAGATTTAATTTTTCCTAACAGTCAAAAAGATGAAAATTTAGTTTTAACGTCAGGCATAATCAACTACGTTGCAGATTACATCAAAACAGATGTGTTAACAAATTATCAAAATTATAAGCAATCATTGACAAGTCTCACACAACAATTGGGATTTAGAGTGAAAGGATTCACGGAAAAAGAAAAATTTAAATTATTGTTGGACAGTAGATCTCCATTGAACAAAAGCAATGTGTTTGTGCCAGACGAAAACTATGACATACATTTGAATGTCAGCTCGCCGATTGAAGTGCTGTCATACAGTGGCGTAGTTATTGAAAAACTTCCTAAAGGATTTGTGATCAAAGGATATGATTCCAACTATCCTAAATTTAATTATTTAGAACCAGTGAAAAAAACAGATGATCCAATTAAAAAAGTTGGTGCTGTCAGCAGTCAGTATGTTGTATGGACTGTGGGCAAACGTTATTCAGCCACGCAAATAGTGCAGTTTCAAGATCAATATTATGCAGTGAAGATAGATCATTTCAGTGGCAATGCATTTGATAATGCAAAGTATCAGAGATTGCCAGCCTTGCCAACTGAAGGTGGAGTTGTTGCTACGTTTAGTAAAAATTTTTCCAAAACTATTTCTACAATTGATTACGGCACAGTATTGTCTAAAGAACAAGATGTGGTTGATTTTTTATTAGGATATTCTGCATATCTTGAATCCAAAGGTTTTATTTTTGATAGTTTTAATAAAGAAATTAACACTGTAGAAAATTGGAGTTTAAGCGCACAAGAGTTTTTATTCTGGACCACACAAAACTGGAGATCCGGAGCAGTATTAGCCTTAAGTCCTGCAGCCAATGCGTTGAAATTAAAAACGCAATACACTGTGGCAGATAATGTGTTTGATAATTTTTATGATTATGCAGTATTAAGAGCAGATGGTGTAAAAATATTAAAACAAAGACTACAAGTGGTTCGTCAAGGCAATGACTTTATATTAAACACAAAAAATACCAATGAAGGAATTTATTTTGTAAAAATTCCGTTGATACAAAAGGAGCATGTGGTATTAATAGACAATATCACTGTATTCAACGATGTAATTTATGATTTAGCTCCAGGATACAGACAAGAACGTATCAAAGTCATAGGGTATGTGGTCAGTGATTGGAATGGATCTTTAGACGTGCCAGGATTTGTGTATGATGAAGTAATTGTGAAAGAATGGCAGACTTACACAGATTATGCCATGAGCGATGTGGTCAAACACAAAGAATTTTATTACAGTGCTAATGTGAATGTGAAAGGTAATGATATTTTTGAAGATGAATTTTGGACTAGGTTAGATCAACGACCTGTGAGCATTCTTAGACCAAACTTTGAATACAAAACCAATCAATTTGGTGACTTCTATGATTTGGACACAGATAATTTTGATGTGGGACAGCAAAAATTAGCACAACATTTGATAGGTTATCAAAAGAGAGAATATTTACAGAACATTATCAATGATGATGTGGCGCAATATAAATTTTATCAAGGATTCATACAGGACAAAGGCACCAAGAACGCACTGAGCAAATTGTTTGACTCATTGGCAAGTGCTGACAAAGACAGTATTGAATTCTATGAAGAATGGGCAATTAGAACTGGACAGTATGGTGCAGCACAAGCATTTGATGAAGTGGAATATCTATTAGACGAAAAAAAATTTAGACTAAATCCGCAACCTGTGTTGTTGACTGATGATCCTACACCATCAGATCCTGATTTTGTGGTGCGAGTTAAATCTGATGAAACTTATTTACAATCATTGAATTACAATCACAGACCATTTCCTGTGAAAACTGGCACAGAAGAATATATTAAAACAGCTGGCTTTGTGGATCCAGAAGATGTGGATTTTACATTTAAATCTTATGATGACATACTTACCATAGATACAACACAATTAAAATTTGGACAATATGTGTGGATAGGATTTTTTCAACAAAGTTGGAACATTTATAAACATGTCAAAACAGAATTTAAAGTGCTCGTAGTAGAAGAACAAAGTAATTTGGTTATTGTGACCACCGATTTGCCTGCAGCGTTGAATGTGAATGACATAATTTCTGTGACCATACCACAACTCGACTCCACGCAGTTGTTTAAAGTGAAAAGTGTTGCGTTGGACAAAATTACTTGTGAAAAAAATGGCGTCACACAGAAGACAACCAACGATGGATCTTCATTTGGATTTCTAGGTAAATTTATCAGCAACAAGTTGAGCAATCTTCAAAGTATTAACAGCAAAGCCAGTGAATTTGCTGGATTCAAAGACAATGATTTATTTTGGATAGAAAACAACAATCTTAATGATTGGGTAGTGTTAAAAAATAAAAAAACTTTTCAAAAACATCAACATATTACAAATTGGAACACTGTCAGCAGCGGCTCTTATGGACAAAGCATAGCAGTGGATCACAGCAACAACGTGATGGTGGTGGCAGATAAAAATATTGGACTGTACGTGTATCAGCGTGGCAGCAATGGAGGTCAATTCACTCTAAGACAAGTGATAGACGTGCCACAGAACATATGGACAGGCACAGCAGACTTTGGAGCGGCAGTAGATATCAGCCCAGATGGCAAATACATAGTGGTAGGTGCTCCCAAAGCCTCCCAAGTTCGATCCTATTACAAAGGTGTGTACAATGTGAGCGCATCGTATGCTGTGGGTGACATAGTGCTGCACAAACAACAATTATGGAGTGTGGTGAATCCGGTATTGGGCCAAGACCCTTCAGTGGACTTTACCACATTCAGTGCCACCAGTTTTTGGAGTGAAGCTGAATATGATGCAGGCACAAACAGTTATCCTGAAATCAAACAAATGATCACAGGCAATTACACATTCGCAGGCGTGGGTGCTGACCACATTTTGATCAGAGCCACCACAGATCAATACAGAGGAAGTGCAGTGGGCGACACTTTGGTATTGTACTGGAACAATTTGACCACAGAATATCCCGCAGGCAACACACCATTCAATGGCACAGCAGTGGGCATAAACAAAGCGTTTATTGATGGACCGCATTTGATTGATGAAAAAATTGATGAAATTATCAACATAGATTTGACCATTACTGCTCCCACAGTGGGTGATGTGTTGAACACTGATAGCGCCAACGGCACAGTGGCATATATTTTTACTCAAGGCACTCAATCTATCATATATTTAAAAGATGTCACAGGTAATTTAACAGATGCTGCTCAAATAAAATTAGGGCCAACTCCAGTGGGTGATTATACTCGCGTGTTATTGGAAGATTACGACAGTGTGGCTGGATGGTGGAAAATAGATGTGCCGTCACCAGGAACCACATCAGGACAGTCTGACAACAAAAAATCACTGGTGGTGAGAGACATTATCAAAGCAGGTGATCCACGCACAGCTTTCTTGTATTTCAACAGTTTGGATACACAACAAGCACAATCAATATTGCCAACTGTGATCACACCTGCCAGTCAGTTGAGCATCTTGAGTTATTACAAGACAGAATCTATCCCTGGTTACAGCATCTACACAGGAGATATATTTGACAATAGATTCTTAGTGAGGGCGCCTAAATCTATGAGTGATGTGCTGCCCACTGCTACCTATGATGAAGTGGGAATTTGGTTCAATACCATACAGACAGGAATACCTCCTGTGGTGACTGAGCCCACTGCTTTGGATTTACCTTTTGAGGATCTCAATGGTGTGAAAGAAATAATTGATGTATGGAATGGATTTTTGAGAGTGCTGGCACAACCAGATGGTTTGGGAACATTCTATGTGCCTTCAGTGGGTAACACAGTGCAGGATGATGCTACAGGCAGTCAAGCAGAAGTTACCTATGTTAAAGTGGTGGGCTTTAATATATTACAGATTTATGTCAAAAATAAAACTGGATCCTTCAGTGTGGGCACTGACTTTGGTCCGCCAGTCAATTTGACATTGATCGGCACACCCAATAGAACTGTGGGAGTGATTCAACGCAGTGAATTGGAAGATGCAGTGGTGGGCTCATTGTTTGTGTTTAATAATCCATCTGTGCTATCTCCAATCAGCAACAGCGCATATCATTTTATAAATGGTTTGGAATATTATCTGTATCAAGATATCACACAGGATGGAGTGAGCAGAGCAGCCAGTGTGCCAGCACGCACCAACAGAGACTATGAACAAACTTTCAATATACCAGCTGGATTGGGCTACAATTCAGGATTGACTGAGCAAGGAATATTCATGGTGTACCAGCGTCAGCGCAACAATAGCTACACATTGTATCAATCTTTCATAGTGCCGCAAGCACAGCCTGCAGCATTATCAGCAGAAGGAAATTTTCTTGGATTGGGCACATCTGTCAAAATGAGACAGAACAATAATGTGATAACTCTTTATGTGGGCACAGCTTCCACCAATGGTGGAGCCAGTGCTGGTAGATTGTACTTTGTTAAAAAGGCTGCAAGTATTCCAGACTGGCATTTGAATGTGGATCCATTATACACAGGATTGTTTGATGTCACAGAAACTTACTACACCAATGATTTGGCAGCATACAACGATGTCATATACAAAAGTTTGACCATACAAGGTCCTGGAAGTTTCAATGCAACATTTTGGGAAGAACAACCCGAAGGCATTGACTATTTGGGATTCGTGCCACCAGGACCAATACCAGGATCACCCTCATTTCCCACAATTGAAGGAGACAGCACACAGAACATACAATCAGTGACGTCTTTTGGTTCTGCTTTTGATGTGAACGATTCAGGATCAGTGCTTGCAGTGGCCATTGACGATCTAGTGGACTCTTCTGTGCAAAAAAAACTAGTGGTGTATAGATTGAACAACAATAGATATCAATTTGCACAAACTCTTACATCACCAGACAGTGGAGAAGACAATTCGGAATTTGCAAGCAAAATAGCTGTGAGCAACAATGGCATGTTCATAGCTGTGTCTAGTCCTAGAGCTGATCAAGTTGTCACAGATGGGGGAGTGGTATACTTGTACAAACAGATCAATGGTGTGTTTCAAACAGTGCAAACGCTAACAAGTCCACAGCCCAAAGCCACAGAAAGATTTGGAAACAATTTAGATTTTGATGGTAACACATTGGTTGTGTCCAGTCTCAATGGTGACACAGAATTAAATTTCAGTCTGGATCAAGGACTAACGTATTTTGACAAAGGTGCCACCACATTTAACACCAAAATTTACAACACAGGGTCAATCTATGTGTATGAAAATTACAATGACGTGCTGATATATGCTGATGAATTCAGTGTGAATAATACCAATCTATCTGAATTTGGAAAAAATTTAAAAATTATTGACAACCATGTGTATGCATCTTTGCCTTATTATATGAATGATCTGTCATCTCCTAATACAGAAGGATTGATAATTGATTTTAGAAAATCTACAGATTCAAACACATGGGTCAATCATAAATCTCCAATGTACACAGTGGATCTACACAAAGTTAAATCCATCTTTTTATACAATGTTAAGACTAAAAAATTAATTTCAAAATTGGATTATTTAGATCCTATACAAGGAAAAATTGCTGGCACTGCCGAACAAGAATTATATTACAAAACCAATTATGATCCAGCAATCTACACCAATGGACAGGCAGGAGTCACAGTGGATGTACAAACCAGTTGGAGCAAAGAACAAGTGGGTAGATTGTGGTGGGATTTGAGCACTGTAAAATTTTATAATGCATATCAAAATAATATTATTTTTGCTAATAATTATTGGAACAAGATATTTCCAGGATCATCCATAGATGTGTGTGAATGGGTTGAATCCACTTATACTCCACAAGAATGGAATGCATTGGCCAGCAGTAATTCTGCAGCATCTGTGCTGGCTGGCATAAGCGGCACTGCTCGTTACAACACAGCAACTTATGCTGAAAGACGTGTGTATGACTATATTTCAAAAAGTTTTAGCGTTAGATATTATTTTTGGGTAAAAGATAAAAAAACTTTACCTAATATAGAAGGCAGAAAAATTACTGCATTTGATGTAGCACAATTAATAGAAGATCCAAGAAAACAATTTTATAGACATGTGACATTATTGAGCGATAATAAATTTTCATTATATAATGTTTCCAACTTATTAGAAAATCAAGATATTGCTATTAATTTTAATTTTTGGAATATTGAAGATAAAAATATTAATATTCACAATCAATATCAATTAATAAGTGATGGCGTCAGTTACAGTAGACCCAACAAAGAAATAGAGTCTGTGTGGTTTAATAGTTTAATTGGATATGATGAAAATTTCCGCACAGTGCCAGACGCAAAACTCAGTATCAAATACAAATATGGCACATTGAGAAAACCAAGACAAAGCTGGTTTATAAATCGTATTGAAGCATTAAAGCAATTGATTGAAAGAATCAATGCAGTTTGCAGTAAAAATTTAATAGTTTATAACAATGATATCAGTAGGTTATCAGAATCTCAAATAAAACCCAGCAGTGTGAAAAGATTATATGACCTTAGCAAAGATTCATTTGCTGATTTAGCTTTTGTGGGCACAGCCAATGTAACTCCAGCAGTGCTGACGCCTGTGATTGTAGATGGAAAAATAATTACAGTGAACATTGCTACTCCTGGCAGTGGGTACAAAGTAGTACCAACTTACAAAATAGTAGATCCCAGCAACACTGGATCAGGAGCCGAATTAATACTGACAATTAACGTGTCTGGACAAATTACCAGTGTCACTGTCAATCGCAGTGGCAGCAATTACAGCAGCAACACACGCATAGAAGTAAGAAAATTCAGTGTGCTGATTGAATCTGACGAAAACGTGAACGGCAAATGGGCCATTTACAATTGGGATGAAGAAGAAAACATTTGGAACAGAAGCATATTGCAAGCCTATAATGTAAATTCATTCTGGAATTATGTGGACTGGTACGCTGAAAATTATGGAAAATTTACAGAAATAGATTACAGTATTTCAGACAGTTACAAATTACAACTAATAAATGATGAAATTGGTGACATAGTAAAAATTGAAAATATAGGCACTGGTGGATGGATATTGTTGGAGAAAATAGACAATAAACCAGATGTAGATTACACTATCAATTACAAAACTGTGGGTAGACAGAATGGCACCATACAGTTTTCTAATCAATTGTTTGATTTTACATCTTCTGTCACAGTAGGGTTCAACAATACCAGTTATGATTTAAACACATATGATTATCAACCCATTACAGAAACCAGAATCATATTGGAGACCATAAGAGATTATATTTTTATTAATGAGTTAGAGATTGAATACAATCAACTATTTTTTGCCAGTCTTAGATATGTGTTTTCTGAGCAGTCGTCAGTGGACTGGGCATTCAAAACCAGTTTTGTAAAAGGCAAACATAATGTGGGAGAATTATCTCAAAAAGTAGTGTATAAAAATGATAATTTAGAAAATTATCAAGATTATATTGATGAAGTAAAACCTTACAAAACTAAAGTTAGAGAATACATCAGTGCTTATGAATTACTCGACAATGATCCTACTGGTGTAACTGATTTTGATTTGCCTGCCACTTATAATTCTCAAACAAATAAAATAGAAGTAAGTGTTGCAAAAATTGCCAATAATCAAATAAATGGATACAATCTCACAAACACATATCCCAACAAGCATTGGTTGGATAATTTAGGTTTTAAAATAAAAGAAATTAAAATTTCTAATTCAGGCAGTGGATATTTGAGCGTGCCTGTGTTGCATATTTCAGGCGGTGGAGGCACAGGTGCTGCTGCTAAAGCATACGTGACCAATGGAAGAGTTATACGTATCGAAATCACCAGTCAAGGATCAGGATACACATCAGCTCCTACAATTAGCATCCAAGGCACACTGAGTGCAGGAGGCATTACTGCCACTGCTGTGGCCATATTGGGTGACTCTTTGATCAAATCCACACACATCAGAGTAAAATTTGATAGAACCACTGGCACATTATTAATCAATGATCTTGTGAGAACCGAAAATTTTGTAGGCACAGGTAATCAACCAAAATTTTTATTAAAATGGCCTATCAATTTAAAATCTAACAAGATCACAGTAACAGTGAATCAAAGAAGAGCTTTGTTTAGTGAATACATTTATAACAATGCAGAAGATACCAGCAAATCCTATCTGCGTTCTAAAGGATTTGTTGCGTTTAATCAGCCTCCAGCATTGGGTAGTTCAATCCAAATACAATATGAAATTGATGCCAATGTGTTGCAAACTCAAGATAGAGTGAATTTGCTGTATAATCCTACCACAGGTCAGCTAGGCAAAGATCTAGCTCAATTGATTGATGGTATAGACTATGGCGGAGTAGAGGTACGCAGTTTTTCATTTGGTGGAGGCACAGGTTGGGACGCTGACCCTTATTTTAGTTCCACTTGGGATACCTATGATACCACATTTGAAGATGAAGTGTTTAGATTGGATGGCAGCACCAACACTTTTGTGCTGAGTCAGCCATTGGCAGCAGGAGTCAATTATAACATTTACAAAAACGGCGTAAGAATAGACGATCCTAACTATGGCACACTTCAACCAGTGAGTAATCCTAATGCACTGATGAAAACTATTGTGGGTGATGGCAGCACCACTGTGGTACAAATTGACGAGCAAATTATCCCCACAGTGAACAATGATTTAATTGTTATTCGTAAATCCACCAGCGATGGAAGTTTCTTACCAGATCCTGATGCATACGATACATTATTACAAGGAGGTGATTTAACCTACAACACTGCCACAGGAATACTGGCACAAGACATCATTGTGGATGGTGATGGATTTGTAACACCTACCACCAGCAAAGGTCCAGAAGAACTAGTTCCAGGACAAGTGTTGGACACTGTGGACATACAAGTGTATGACAGATCAGGAGAAACCGGCAGCAGAATCAACAGTTACAACTACAGAGGCAATGGCACCACCACTACATTTGTCATAGACTCACTGCCACAGAGTCAAGAAGGTGTATTTGTGAAGGTCAATAATGTGATTGTGAACAATTCTTTGTACACCACTGATTTTCCAACCAAGACTGTGATTTTTAACAGTGCTCCGACCAACAATGCACAGATCAATATAATCACCATGAGTATCAATGGTGAAAATATTATAGATACTGATACTTTCTTAGGAGATGGCAGCACATTTATATTTGTGACCAGAGGCAAATACACCGTTAATCAATCATCTTATATCAAAGTTAATGGTCAAACAGTTTCGTATATTTTGGGAGAAACTGACAGTGGATATCAATACACTGGCATGACATTGATAAGATTTGCAGTGCCTCCAGCAGCAGGCAGTGTGATCACCTATGTGTTATACAACAGTGTCAGCAAAACTTTCAGCGAAGTCACTTATGATGATTTTTTAGGAGATGGCAGCACTGCTGTTTATACTCTAAGTCCTACACCTTTCAATCAAGAACCACTCACACACAATGTGATAGTGAAAGTGGGCAACAGCGTACTCAATGCAGGATACAACGAAAGATTCGATGTCACGTCAAATAGACAGTATGCACTCAACAATTGGCAACAAACTGTTGGATCTGTTTTGAATACTGATGTGAGAGTTTTTCTAAATGGTATAGAGTTGATTGCCACTCAATACAGATGGGAAAGTGCCACCAGCAGTGTATTTTTAGAATTAGGTGTGGGCACAGTGGGTGATAAATTAAAAGTTTATGTGATTTCAGATGGTGATTACACAGTGGTTGGCAATACTCTCACTTTAGATTCTGCACCCACAATAGCTCAGTCAATCAAAGTATGGCAGTTCACTAATCATGACGTGGAACAAATAGAACGTATTAATTATGATGTGGTAGCTAGAAGTACTTTGATTGTTGCCAGCGAAGATTATTTTGAATATCAAAATTTAACCAACGGTATTGTGCGTTTGCGCGACCCTGCTTTGGATGCACAATATGTATGGGTGTCGGTGAATGGCACAACTCTATCTCCAAGTGTGGATTATAAAATTTCAAATGATCAACAGTTGTTGAAAATTCGAACTCCTCTACAGCCAAACGACGTGTTGGATATTGTACACTTTACTGCGCCCAAATACAATGTAAAATTTGGATTTAGACAGTTCAAAGACATGCTGAATAGAACACACTACAAACGTCTTGGTAATGATTACAAATATTATTTGACTGAAAATTTATATTGGTACAGTCAAGAAATATTTTTGACTGATACCACAGGATTATCTGTGCCAAATCCTATCACTGGAAGACCAGGAGTGTTGTTCATTGATGGCGAAAGAATTGAATATTTCTTAAAATACAACAACAAAGTGGGTCAATTGAGACGAGGCACTTTGGGCACTGGCATAAAATCAGTGTACACTGTGGGAGTTGAAGCATTTGATCAGTCTGCTTTCCAAAATGTTCCTTATGCTGATGAAACAGTTACAGAAGTATTCACCAGTGATGGATCCACCGAAAATATTACTTTGAGCTGGATACCACAGTCGGCCAATGAGTTTGAAGTATTTGTAGCAGGCAAAAGATTGAGAAAAAACAGTATTCGTCAATACAATGTCACACTGGGCATGGACAGTCCTGAAGCAGATGTGATTTTACCAGCAGAATTCAGTGTGACTGGCACTTCCACTACCTTGACCTTGACTGTGGCACCCCCCATAAATACTCGCATTACAGTGGTGCGTAGACTGGGTAAACTATGGAATCCAGACACAGCATTGAGTCAAACAGAGAATGACATAGCAAGATTCTTGCGTGCAAAAGAAGTGAGTTTGCCGCAATAAATACATGATAAAAGGATGATCTAATGAATAATTTTAACGAACACAACGGCACGCTGATACAAGGACACATCAAAATACTGGATCCAAACACTGGTGAAATATTAGTGAACAAACGCAATGCCATACACTATGAAAACATGAGCATTGGATTGGCAGAAAGTTTGGCCAATGAAGGTCAAGGATTTATTAATTCCATGGTGTTCGGCACAGGTGGTACCTACATTGATCCCACAGGTATTGTGACCTATCTTACTCCCAACAGCACTGGTACCAACGCCACTTTATACAATCAAACTTTCAGCAAAGTGGTGGATGACAGATCAGTCAGCAACACAGATCCAGTGAGAAATAAAATTGAAACTAGACACGTGAGTGGTACCAATTATACAGACATACTGGTAACTTGTTTGTTGGACTATGGTGAGCCCAGTGGTCAAGACGCTGTGGATGCTGCTACAGGCACAGAAAGTTTATACGTATTTGATGAATTAGGATTACAAAGTTACTCTAGTGCAGGCACAGGTAGATTATTGACGCATGTAATATTTCACCCTGTACAAAAAAGTTTAAACAGATTGATACAGATAGATTACACAGTAAGAATACAAAGTTTATCAGGATTATAATTGACATAAAATATGGCATACACAGTAAATTTTACAGATGTGGTCAACAAAGGCAGTCTTACTGTGGACGATGGCACAGTGAATCAGCAGACCAGTTTGTCATTGCCAGGACGTAATACCACTTCATACGGTACCATCATAGCAGAAAATTTTTTACATTTGTTAGAAAATTTTGCCAAGAACACTGCTCCAGTAAATGCAGTGGAAGGCCAGTTGTGGTATGATACCACAGTGGGTGTGGATCAATTAAAAATTTATGACGGCACACAATGGGTGGCTGCAGGTGGTTTAAAAAAAGCACTTACTCAACCTTTAGCTGGTGAGAGTGTGGTAGGTGACCTTTGGGTGGACACAGACAATCAACAATTATATCTATTCACAGGATCGGGTTGGGTATTGGTGGGTCCAGAGTTCAGTCAAGGACTCAGCACAGGCAGTAAACCATTTGAAATAATTGGCACAGACAATCTCACATACACTGTGGTTTTATTAGAAGTACAAGCAAAACCAGTGGCCATTATCAGTACCAAGGCCTTTACACCTAAAGCTGCAATCACAGGATTCAGCACTATTCAACCAGGAATTAATCTCAGTGCTGCCAACATTGAAGGCGCAGGAGTGGGTAAACTTTATGGCACAGCACAAAAAGCAGATGCATTAATTGCTGCCAATAACGAAGTGGTTTCAGGATCTTTATTTTTAAGAAAAGACAAATCAAATATCGCTGACTTTTCATTAAAAATTAACAATAATGATGGTTTGGATGTGGGCAACAGTGCCACTCTTAACATTGGCATTGAAGGACAAGCAGCTATTATCAGTCATAAAACTGCAGGAGCCAATATAGATTTTAGAGTGAATGATCAAGGTGTCACTCGCACAGTGATGAGAATAGATTCCAATACCAACGTGGGAATCAATAATTTAGCACCTGCTGAAGCACTGGATGTCACGGGCAATATTAAAACTAGCGGAGAACTATATGTGGATGCAGTGACCAACGCTAACAACGTGAACACTGGTGCACTAATAGTTAAAGGTGGAGTTGGCATAGCTAAAAAATTATATGTGGGAGAAACAACAACTTTTCAAGACAGTATTACAAGCAGAGACATTGCACCCAATGCCAACAACACATACAATATTGGTTCAGTCAGCAACAGATATTTGAACATATATGCCAACAACTTTGTGGGCAATCTCACAGGTAATATCACAGGCACAGTGAGCGGTGCTTCAGGAACCAGTAATAAATTGACCAGTTTGACCACATTTGCTATGAGCGGTGATGTGAGTGCACCAAGTTTTGTATTTGATGGACAAACAGGAGGCACAACAAAAACATTTGTGACTTCGGTCAGCAACAGTTTTATTGCCAACAAAACTGGACAAGCATCTTCATTGTCCAGCGATGAATTTATATTTAATAGGGTGTCAGGCACCACAGGAGTTTTCAAAATCAATAGAGACAATCTGTTCAATGCTATTGCTAAAATACCCACAGGCAGTGTTTTCCCTTATGCTGGATCCTCAACACCAGCATATTGGTTATTGTGTGATGGATCAGAAGTGTTAAGAAGCACTTATCCTGAACTATTTGCTGTGGTAGGACACAGTTTTGGCACACCACCCAGTGGTACTGGATCATATTTTTTATTGCCTGATTTTCGAGGCAGATTGCCTTTGGGTCGTGACAACATGGGCGGTACATCAGCCAACAGAGTCACAAGTGTGTCTGCAGACTCCTTGGGAGGATTTGGTGGCACAGAAAACAAAACTATAGGCATCCAGAATTTACCTGAACACGAACATGATTTACAAGGTGCAGCAGGTGCACAATACTACGCCATTAGAGACGTGCCAGGCATAGGCGCAGGTGAAGTCACAGCAATCACTTATGATGCTCCCACAGGCGCAGGACAAGGTTCAGCTATTGCCAGCAGCGGTGGCGTGGCCAATCCCACAGTGGGTCAACCACAGGATGTGATGAATCCATTCTTGACCATTAATTACATAATTTACACAGGACAAACACCATAATGAGTTATAAAATTAACAAAACTGATGGCACACTGTTGATAGATCTGCTGGATGGCAGCATAGATACATCAGTATCTGACATCACACTGATCGGAAGAAATTACAAAGGGTTTGGTGAGTTGATCAACGAAAACTTTGTGAAGATGCTGGAAAATTTTGCCAGTTCATCTGCTCCGGCCAATCCTTTGCGTGGTCAATTGTGGTATGACACCGCAGAAAACAGATTAAAAGTTTACAACGGTACTGCATTTGCCACCAACGGAATTATTGTGGCCAGCACACAGCCCAATCTTGCCACTGGAGATATTTGGCTTAACAGTCTCACCAATCAGATGAGTTTTTTCGATGGCACTGATTTGGTGTTGGTGGGTCCAACACACACAGCAGCACAAGGAGTGTCAGGCTTTGTGGCTCAAAGCATATTAAACACACAAAATCAAACCAAGACTGTGCTGAAATTTTTTGTACAAAACACATTGATAGGTGTATGGAGTTCAGCTCAATTTACTCCCATAGCATCTCAAGTAATTTCAGAATTAATTACTGGATCCAATCCATTGGGAATCATTTATCCAGGTTTTAATCTTGTCAATAATTCATACAAATACAGAGGCATTGCCACACTGGCAGAAGGATTGATTGATGGATTAGGAACCACCATACTGGCTGATTCATTTTTGCGCAGTGATGCCAACGACATCACCACAGGCAGTTTAAAAATACAAAATAATTCAGGATTGACTTTGGGATTGAATGACAGTCTTCAATTAAAATTTGGCAGTGTGACTCTGCCCAACACTAATATTATTGTGAGCAATGTGAGCAATGCTGATATTGCTATCAACGCTAAAAATCCTGCAGAATACACAGCCATATTTGTGGATGGCAGTGCTGCCAGAGTGGGCATATTCAACACCACTCCTGCATATTCATTGGACATCACAGGAGATGTGAGAATACAAGGCAATCTAATCACCAGCGGCAGCAGCACAGCAGTCACAGCAGAAGATTTAAGAGTGGAAGACAAAACCATTCAGTTGGCCACCATCACTGGATCAGCTTTGGGCAACGATGCCTACATAGATGGAGGTGGAATAATAATCAAGTCCACAGTGTCAGACAAATCATTGTTGTGGGAAGATTCCACAGATTCTTGGAAAAGTTCAGAACATTTTAATCTAGCCACTGGCAAAGAATACAAGATCAATGGTACCACAGTATTGAGTGCCACAGCATTGGGTGCCACAGTGATCAGTGCACCTGGCTTGACCAGCATAGGCACTTTGACCAGTTTGAATGTGGGCAATTTATCACTGTCAGGTATCACACTGAGTGCCACAGGAAATTTACAACTGCAAGCCAGCACAAACATTATCAGCGTGCAAGGCTCTGCTCGGATCACAGGAATTGGTTTGCCCAGCGCAGCTTCAGATGCTGTAAGAAAAGATTATGTGGATGGATACTTGCCCATCAGTTTAGTGGCAGACATCACAGGATTTTCTGCATTGGCAGGCGGAGTAAATGGCAGCATCATAAGATTATTAAATGATTTGTATCCAGTGGCAGGATATTCAGCAGCAGGATTGGGAATACCCTCAAGTGCCACAGGTAGAATAGCCAGAGTACACACGGTGGAGTCAGGCTCATTGAATGTGAATATTCCTGGAGCAAATTTAGAATCAGCTCTGGATGAATCAACCACAGCCGTGGATCAAACTTTGAATGCTGCTCCCAACACAGTGCAAACCATTCAGACCTATCTCAGCGGTGCAGCACTGTTGGATTCAGGACATATTAGAATTACCACTCCAACAGCACATTTTTATGAAGTGGGCAACACAGTGACTATTTCAGGTTGTAATGGATCAGGAGTGTTTGCTCCCACAGGATTTGATGGCACATACACAGTGGCCAAAGTGATAGAAAATGTTATTCCCAGCACTCAGTTTGACATCAATATTTCAGCCACCATACCAAGCATAAATTCAGTGTCAGGTGCACTGTACAACAACAGTAGTGCTGCAGTGACCAGAACACCTCAACTGGGTAATTCCAACAAAACTGTGCTGCAGGATGTGGCTTTCAGCACTGTGACAGGCACTGTGACTGCTGTGGTCAACAGAGGTCTAAAACAATTCATAGTTTCAGGGGGTGCTTGGACATTCCACAGTGATTTAACATCCACTGTGTAAGATAAATAAACTTGTAAGAGGAAAAAAATATGCCATATCAAATAGATCTAACTAACGGAACGCTGCTTACTACCATACAAGATGGTACCATAGACCAAACCACCAACCTAAAACTGGTGGGCAGAAACTATGCAGGCTACGGAGAAATTCAAAATGAAAACTTTGTGCATCTATTGGAAAATTTTGCCAGCAACAATGCACCCAGCAGACCTTTGGATGGTCAGATATGGTTTGACACAGCAGCCAACAAATTAAAATTTTATGACGGTGTAAAATTTAGAACCACAGGTGGTGCTGAAGTGGGCACTACTCAACCAGCTGGATTGACCACTGGAGATTTTTGGTGGGACACTGGCAATGACCAGCTGTATGCTTACAATGGCACATCATTTGTGTTGGTGGGACCACAAGGAGTTGGAGCCACAACCACCCAGTTGAAGAGTCGCACAGTCAAAGACACACTGAATGTGAATCAACCCATCATAGAAGGCATCATAGATGATGTCACAGTATTTTTAATCAGCAACAGTCAATTCACCATCAACACAGTGGATCCAACTCAATTTATCACAGGATTTGACAGTGTGAAAAAAGGTATCACCATGGTGAACACGCAGAACGCCACAGGTGGAGTCACCAGCACAGATCATAGATTTTGGGGCACAGCAGCCAACGCATTGAAACTGGGTGGAGTGGATGCTGCAAACTTTTTACAGGTGGGTGGCAACACCAATTTTGATGATACTGGATTCACAGTGGGCAGCGGCAATGATCTTAGAGTGAGTATTATCAATGGCAACGAAGGTAGAATTATCAACGAAGTAGGCTCAATAATTAAAATGGGAGCCAGCAACACACACTCAGTGAGTGTGACTGCCACAGGTATTAATCCACAACTGACTAACACATTCACTTTGGGCACAGCAGGCAACGTGTTCAGCAATGTGTATGCTACCAACTTCACAGGACTGGCTTCAGAAGCCACAGCAATCAAAGTAAGTTCCACATTGTACAGTGGGTCAACTGCTGCAGGAGTAAACACAGTGGCATTGCGAGATGCTTCAGGCAATTTAACAGCCAACATTTTCAATGGAGTGGCCACTCAAGCAAGATATGCGGATTTGGCAGAAAAATATTTGGCAGACGGCAATTGGCCCATTGGCACAGTGATGAGCATAGGCGGTGCAAAAGAAATTCAAAAAGCCACTGAAGGCAGCATAGTGGTGGGCGTGGTGAGCGGTGCTCCAGCATACTTGATGAACGCTGAATTACAAGGTGGCACTGCAGTGGCCATCAAAGGCAGAGTGCCAGTTTTGGTAACAGGCACAGTGACCAAAGGTGACAAAATCGGGGTGAGCAGCACAGCAGGAATTGGTATCAAAGTCACAGAAGGTGATTATTTTGCAGTGGCTTTGGAAGCTGACAGCAGATCAGGCGTCAAACTGGTTGAGTGCTATATCAAATAATAATCAATATGATGTCTAAAATATTCATGGGACAGTTCAACCCAACTAAATACTCGTATAGGAAATAATTTATGGCAGTAGGTGATCCAATAACAGCAGCAAGGTACAATATTATTCAGTCCACAGTGTCCAACGTGCTGAGCACTGGATCAGGTGATTCAGGCTATGGGCAAACATTGCAGAGTTCGCAAGTGGCACAAAATCAATTGATTGAAGATGATCACATGAACACTTTGAGATTGGACATTCGCAAAGCCTATCTGCATCAGAACAATTCATATCCCACATTGACTGTGGTCAGCACTGCAGACACAGTGACTGATAACACACTAAACAATTCATATGCAACTTTTGAAACATTGGCCACCAACATCAATACCAACCGCAACACCATCAGCGCCAGCAGATTGACCACAGGCAGTACAGCATCCAGTTATGTGAGAACCACCACTTGGAATGCCACACGTGTGGGCAATTTCACAGTGACTTTTGCCAGCACCACTGCTGCTAGACATTTTTTTAATTCAGGCGGAGCTGTGCAGATTGATATGAACATATCCGGCAGCACCACTGCTAAGGTCAACGATTGGAATTCTTTATTTGGCACTAACATGGGCACACTGACTTTTGCCAATGTTGCTTCCAGCAGATCAGGATCAGGCGGCACACTGTCTTCATCTGTGGCCTACACCACACTGACCACCACATTCCAAACTGTGTACACCACCAGTGCTGCAGGCACATACAGTTCCAACAATTTTAATATTCAAGTGCGATTCACTGACGTTTCCAATCTAGCAATAGAATTCCAGATCACCCTAAATGATGCTGCTGCAGGCAACGTGGACGAAGATGTGAATGGCAATCTCAACATCAACGTGAATAGACGCATAGCCAACGGGGCACTGAGTGATCCTATCACCATCACGGAACCTGTTTTTGGTGCCATGAGCGGCACTGTGACTGCCTAAACCATTTCACCAATCACCAAAACCTAATCTATCTAAATATCAACAGCAGTTGACTTTTGGCTGAAAATCTTATATAATTTCAACTAGGAGAATCATGAATATGACAGACATAGAAGATAGACTCAGTGCAGTCAATCAAATGGAAAATTTTAATAATCAGTTGCAGTTATTAAAAGACAAATTTGTGGACAGCAATATTTTGTTTTATCAAGGACATCAGTTCACAGTCACGGGCAATCTGTTGAGCTTGTGCAAGTCATACATAGACCTACATAGAACCAAAGATGTAGTATTATTGGATGACTATCAAACACCAGTATTGATAAGTGATCTAACAGAATTCAATGACAATGCTTGGCACACATATCAAACCAATCTCAATCAATATCACACAGAATATCAAACGCTGATCAAAAATAAAGGACAGATTTAAGCCATGAAATCTCAAGGCATTGTGATGTTTGCACACAATAATGAAACAGTTGATTACGTGAAGCAGGCTATTTTTGCTGCTGTGCAGGTCAAAAAACATCTACATCTACCAGTGACTTTGATCACTTCCAATCAAGCACATCTCAATAACAAATATAAAAAACAAGCCACAGTGTTTGATCAAGTGATAGATATCAATGAGCATCAAACCCTTCAGACTCGAGATTTTTACAATGGCATGGAACACAAGATCAAAGATGTGTGGAAAAATCATTTGAGATCCACTGCTTATGAACTCACTCCATATGACGAAACCATTGTGATGGACACTGACTATATAGTAGGCAATGCCAATTTACTAAGATGTTTTCACAGCAAAGAAGATTTTTTAATACATCAGAAGTCCATTTACATCAATTATTTCAATCAACCCGAATGGAAAATCAAATACATCAGTGAAACAGGCATGGAAATGTATTGGGCCACTGTGTTCTATTTCAAAAAAACTCACAGAGTCAAACAATTGTTTGATCTGATTGCACACATTAAAAATCATTGGGACTTTTATAGATTCACATGGCAGATACATGAACCAAATTTTAGAAATGATTTTGCTTTCAGCATGGCCATACACATGTTGAATGGATATTGCAAAGGTGCATGGCCACAACGCTTGCCAGATTCGTTGTATTATATCACTGACCGAGACAAAGCTGACAATTTTGATCAGGATTGTTGGACTGTTTCATTGTACAACACACAAGGATACACAAAAACTTTGGCCAAACACATTAATCTGCACGTGATGAACAAATTTAGTTTGGACCACATCATTGATCAGGAGTTTTCCAAATGATAGAACAAGGATTCTGTGTGTTTGCACAGCAAAATGAACAAGTGGACTATGTGAGACAAGCACATGCATTGGCCATGAGCATCAAAACGCACATGCCTCACAGCAAAATATGTTTGATCACAAATGTTAACATCACAAAAGCTGTGTCCGCAGTATTTGATCATGTGGTGGATATTCCTGGCATGGATGAAGCTGTGGATCAAGATTGGAAAATACAGAATAGATATAAAATTTACACAGCTACTCCTTTCAAACATTCAATAATATTGGATGCAGATATGTTGGTGTTGAATGATATCAGTCATTGGTGGAAGTTTTTAAAAAACTACAAAATGTATTTTACCAGTGCAGTTAAAAATTACAGAGATGAATTCAATCACAGTGATCACTATCGCAAAACTTTCACAAGCAATAGTCTACCTAATCTTTACTGTGGTGTGCATTACTATCAAAGATGCAAAGAAAATGATCAGTTTGTGGAACTTTTACGAGATATAGTGAGAAATCACACATTGTTCTATGACAGATTCATTCCCAAACACACTCAAAAATGGTGCAGCATGGATGTGAGTGTGGCGCTGGCCAGTAAACTATTGGGTATCACTGAAAAAATTACCAGCCGAGTGCCTTATGTCACATTCACTCATATGAAACCTCATCTTCAAGACTGGAAAACAGTGCCAGATCATTGGATGAAAAAAGTAAATGTGTATCATGATATGGAAGGTCATATTAAAATTGACAATTTTCGTCAACGTGGAGTATTGCATTATGTGGAGAATGAATTTTTAACTGATGAATTGTTTGAAATTATTGAAAAAAAATATTATGAATCAAACCAATAATTATATGTACGTGACATTTGATCCAGAATCAGGAAAAATTTTAGGCTGTTCAGGTAGCAAAACCAACAACAGTCTGGCCATAGATACTGCTTTAGGTGAAAAATTTATCATGGGTGCAGAGTCCATACACAAATACAAGGTGATATATCATAATGGTCAATATCAAATTCAAAAACATGGAGTGTTAAACCCCGTGGAAAACGTAATTCATTCTAAAAAAACTGAAATAATCAATCAGAATATTTACAAAATTCCTAATAAAATTAAAACTCACAGTGGCATACAAATAAAATTGCATTTGAATCAAAACAAAATTGAATTTGTTGCGGACAAAATATTCAAAAAAACTTTGGAGACCATAGTTTCCAAAGAAAACCATCGTACCCATAAGTTTTATTGTTGTAAACTCAACGATGCCACACAACTGATTCAAACATTGGATCTAAATCTTTATGAATTACTTACTCAAGACAGTGTGCAGATCGATATGAATGCAAAAACAAACATGGACATTTACTGTAGAAAGATTTTTGATTACTCTATTGAAAGGATTTATGCATAAGATTGCTATCAAAGATTGTGATATTATATTTTTAAGTTATGATGAGCCCAATGCTGACAGAAATTATGCAGATTTAAAAAGAAAAATACCTTGGGCTAAAAGAGTTCACGGCGTGGAAGGGTCAGATGCTGCACACAAAGCCTGTGCTGCTGTGTCTGACACAGAATATTTTTTAACTGTGGATGGAGACACACAAATAGATTCTAAATTTCTTAATGTTCAACTGGATCTCAACAGCATGGGCATGGATGATTCATACATCTTCAGCTGGTGTGGACATACCAATGTGAATGGATTGAAGTATGGCAATGGCAGTTTAAAGTTATGGACTAAAACTTTTGTGAATGAGATGAAAACACATGAAAATTACTCTGGTAAGGATAACAATGAGATAGAATTTTGTTATTTTGATAAACTATTTCAATTCAATGAAAATTATTCTACCAGTTACATCAATAGCACACCCAAACAAGCATGGCGAGCTGGATTTAGAGAAGGCGTCAAAATGAGTTTGTACAAAAATTTTAAAATACAGTCGTTGGACCAACTGTGGTGGCAAAATTATCATAGATTATTGATTTGGATGACTGTGGGTCAGGATGTGGAATATGGTATTTGGGCTATCGCGGGAGCCAGAGAAGGATGCTACAGAACACTTTGCACCACATGGGATTTCAAACAAGTGAGAGATTTTAAAATTTTAGAACAATTATGGATCAGTACCAGCAACAATAACAGCATGAATGCACAGGATGTCAAACAAAAATGTGTTTCTTTGGGCAAAATGATCAAAGAAAAATTCCAAATGGAATTTCCCACTGAACCATATGATGCAGAAAGCAGTGCATTTTTCAAAAAGGTATATATTAATTCACCTAGAACTATTAGAAAGACCATATGATGTACGATATATTTTTTATCAGTTACAATGAACCCAACGCAGATCAAAATTATGCTCTGTTAAAACAAAGATTTCCATTGGCACAAAGAGTTCACGGTGTAAAAGGCATTCAACAAGCACACATTAGAGCTGCCACGTTGAGTTTAACTCAAATGTTTTGGGTAGTGGACGGTGATGCTGTGGTTAAAGATGATTTTCAGTTTGATTATGAAGTGCCTGACAGAGACATGGATGCCGTGCATGTGTGGAGGAGTTCAAATCCCATCAACGAATTAGAATATGGTTACGGTGGAGTAAAATTATTGCCTAAAAAATTAACCATGCATATGGATCCTAACAGAATAGACATGACCACCAGCATATCCAATAGATTTAGAGCCATGTACGAAGTATCCAACAGCACAGATTTCAACACAGATCCATTCAACACATGGAAAAGTGCTTTCAGAGAGTGTGTCAAACTCAGCAGCAAAGTGATTGATCGTCAAGTGGACAAAGAAACTGAAAAAAGATTATTGATCTGGTGCACAGTGGGTGCAGATCAACCATATGGAGAATATGCCATTGCTGGAGCACTGGCAGGCAGAGTGTATGGCACAGACAACAGAAATAATTCAGATGCTTTAAGAATGATCAATAATTTTGAATGGTTGCGATTGGCGTTTGTGGGACAATTTCCATACATGGAGAAAGAAATATTATGATAGATTCTAACATTCCATTTGATAAAATCATAAACTTTGGTCAACGCACCATGCTGGACAGCAAATTGTTTTCTGTGAGTTGGATCTTGGCTCGTTTTTGCAACTATGATTGTTCTTATTGCTGGCCTTATGCCAAAAGCAAACAGAAAGATCACAGACCATTGTCAGTTTACACAGCAGTGGTGGATGAAATCAAGCGCCAGGCTAGACTGAATGGATTCACAGACTATCATTTCAGTTTTTCAGGTGGAGAACCCACTGCCTACAAAGATTTTTTACAATTGGTACAGCATTACAGTGCTGATTCTGCTCCAGAATATCAGAGTATTCACATGACCACTAACCTAAGTCCTTCAGAAAAATGGTGGGAAAGATGGTTAGAAGCCACAAAATCATTAAACCGTCGCAGCATCACTGCAAGTTTTCATGCTGAATTTGCTGATGAACAAAAATTTGGAGATAAAATATTACTGTTGATGAAGAACAATGTGTTTGTCACAATCAATCAAGTGATGGTGCCTAATAGATTCACAGAATACTATGACAGGTGTGCAAGATTTAATTCCAGAGGTATCAATGTCACACTCAAACCACAGAGTGATCCCACAGCAAGTTTTGTTGTTGAAGGTTATACTCCGGATCAACTGAATACTTTACAAACAGGTTTCCCTCAACGCATACAAGAAGGTGAAAATTACAAAAATTTATTTCAAATTGAAATGACGGATGCTCAAGGCAACAAGTATTACATGGATCAAGCAGAGAGATTTAATGCTTTTGGCTTTAATAAATTCAAAGGATGGCACTGTAATGCTGGATATCAAAGTTGTGTCATAAGAGAACCAGGTGGAGAAGTCAAAAGAAGTTACAGTTGTCATGATGAACCACTGGGCAGCATAGAACAAGGATTTAAACTGTTTGATAAACCAAGAATTTGCATAACTCCCACTTGTGTGAGTTCAGCAGATTCAAAAATTCCCAAGGCCAAACATGTATAGATATCAAGATATAAAAGATATTCATTTGGAAATCACCAGCAAGTGTCAAGCCCGATGTCCTATGTGTCCCAGAAGAATCAGTGGAGGACCATTGAATCCATTTATCAAACTGGATGAGATAACTTTGGATGTATTTAAAAAATGGTTTGAACTGGATTTTATAAAACAATTGGACAGTTTGTTTATGTGCGGTAATTTGGGAGATCCTATCATATCCAAAGACACATTGGAAATATATCAGTATTTGCGTGAAGCGAATCCCAATATTAGATTGGCCATGCACACCAACGGCAGTGCTAGAGATCCAGAATGGTGGCAAAGATTGGCTCAATTGAAAGTGAAAGTAACATTTGGCATTGATGGCCTGGCTGATACTCATCATCTTTATAGGATCAGTACAGATTTTAACAAAATAATTGAAAATGCTCAAGCATTTATCTCAGCAGGTGGAGTGGCCAAATGGCACATGCTGGTGTTTGCTCACAATGAACATCAGATTGAAGAAGCAAGAACTATGAGTAAACAAATGGGCTTTGTGGATTTTTCAATCAAACACACTTCTAGATTCAAACAAGATTATCTGCAAGTGATTGATGATATGGGTAGACCCACACACAGAATTCAACCCACTCAAACCAGTTTGGACATGATTCCTTTGGCTGAAGCAGCACAAAAAGAAGTCAAACCACACATTGTTTGTAAGGCACAAAAATACAAACAGTTGTATGTGAGTGCGTGTGGCAATGTATCACCTTGCTGTTGGTTGGATATGGAATGGATACCTCCCATGCAAGAATCTAGAATAGATTACATGGAAAAAATTTCAGAATTTCCCAACTTGCATCGTAAAACATTGAAAGAAATATTTGACGGTGGATTTTTTTCAAAAATAGAAGCACAATGGAGTACAGTGGGATTGAAAGAATGCACCAAACAATGCGGTTCATTTGATAAACTAGGAGTACAATTTGTTGAAAATTAATATACAAGACGTTTTATTTTGGATGGATGCTATCAGACAATCTGATGATAGATATCGCAC